GTCTTATAATAAGCGTGTATTGGAACATGTAAAACAGTTCCAGCGATCGAGTAACTTCGGCTTAACAGCTGAAGCTATCCTTTCGTTCTATGAGTCCCTTGGTTCCACAAAAGCCCTGTCAGCTGCAATACTCTTCCGTCATGGGGAGTATGATCAGCTGGTCGGCCTTGAGCGTGATCCCCGACAGTATGAAAACCCGTCGGATTTCCGGGATGACTACGCAGCTTGCAACTTTCTTAGTAAGTCTAGATTTCTCAAGACTTCCTTCGATAAGAAGAAGCTGGCTATCGACAAATTTAAAAAGTTTGAAGATAGCTGTAGGAGTATCAACCGTCTCTTTGTTCACGATTCATGTGATGGTATAGAAAACCCATCGCACCGTTCATTACTTAACGTAATGCGCGGTAAAATTGAACGTTTACTAGGAGCTTTTGATCCTCATGAACTTGCGGATTTAGCTTCTTGGGGTCCAGGGGTTTCAACGCAAATTAAAGGCGAAGAAACCTTTGGTGCAAGAAAATTCCAGTGTGAAACTGGATGCACTCGTGATCTGTACCCCCTAGCAGCTTGGTTTATTCCAACTGCGTATCCCGCTTGGGGTGAACGATTGTCGAAAGACAAGAGTTTTCCTCAATACGAGATTGGGAATAAGGTAATTACTGTGCCAAAAACCTCCAAAATCGACCGTGTCATCGCTATAGAGCCAGGGATTAATCTCTGGTTCCAGCTTGGCGTCGGCCGTATGATTAGGAGGAGATTAGGTAGGGTCGGTATCGATCTCACAAACCAGAGTCGGAATCAACGTCTTGCTAAGGAGTCTAGTAGAACTGGCTCCTGTGCAACCGTCGATTTCTCATCTGCTAGTGACTCCATCTCGAAGAATCTAGTTCGGTTTCTCCTTGGAAAAGGTGAAGCTTATACCTGGTTTAACGTTATGGACATTTGTCGATCCGAATACGGCATCGTAGACGGGCAGGTCAGAAGGTGGGAGAAGTTCTCCTCAATGGGGAACGGCTTTACCTTCGATCTGGAAACGCTCATTTTCTATGTTGCTGCTGTTGTATGCTGTGAAGCATGCAATGTCTCAACAAAGGACGTGAGTGTCTATGGGGATGATGTAATCATACCCAGTTCCGTTTACGAGTACTTCCGCTCCTTCTGTTCATCGTTAGGGTCTCACGTTAATCCATCCAAAAGTTTCTCGGATGGTTATTTTCGCGAATCCTGTGGTGAACATTACTTCAGGGGCGTCAACTGCAAACCAATCTATTTAGTAGATGGTCTGACCTCTATCCAGCGCGTGGTTAACCACGCAAATGCTACACGGCTTTTCGCTAAATACCCAGTTTATGGGTGTGATGCGAGATTCCGTGACTTGTTCTACTTCCTCAAGCGCTCCGTTCCTAAAGTTCTAAGGTTCGGCGTGCCTGGGTTCGTAGATCCAGTCACTAAGCGACTCCAAGCCCCCGACGGGGGTTTCTTGTCTAACTTAGATGAAGCATGTCCGAGCAGAGCTAGGCACCAACTTGATGGTTGGGTCTTTCCCTGTTTGGCTTGGACCGCCATACGGCGGGAGGTGGACTACGATGGGCTTTTGATCGCTCATCTTCAGGATATTGGAAAACAACATCCTGGGTCCTCCGATACACGTTTCCGGGTATTCGGTCAGGCTGCAGTTGAGTTAAGGGGTAATGAAGTCCCCTTGAGAGGCCGTGTCAGATGTGCTTTGAATAAAAGCGCATTTGTCCGTCAGTGGTACGATCTCGGTCCCTGGATTTAGTAAGGGACTTTCCTTCCGCGTCCTTTCGTGAAAACTAAAGGGC